GTTGGTTCTACACACATAATTTTATAAACTCATAAAAAGGTTTTTGATTAACTCCATAATTGACTTTTCTTAAAAACTTAAAACCACACCATTTTAACCAACGAAGATGCAGTTCATTTCTGCAATCTACGAAGTTCCAAAGTATTGGATATTTGTGATTTAAAAGATTAACTACTTTTCGACTTTCTCTTAAAAACGAAAATCTAATTCTATAAATATCTGGTGTAGCTAATAACCAAATAATTCCCATTTCTCCTACTCCAAACATTCCTACAGGAATATTTTTAGTATCTACTATTGTTAAACATATCTCTGAACTATTAAAACCTCTGGTTAATGCTTGATATGGGTTAGAGCCGGAAGCATCTAATATTTCTCTTTTATCTTCAAATCTTAATCTAGGTGCTAAATATTCAACGTCTGTAGAAATTGTTTTTCTAATCCCATTAAACTCTTTGGGAAGCGGTAACATAGTAACCTTGCCAACTAGCGTTTATAAAATTTGATGGTAAATGACTATCGTTCTTAATTGTTACAGTTAGTTTGTCATTTTCAGATTGAACTGCAAAAGTATAGTCACCATCTTCTAAATTAACTGTTCCAAGTAATCCTGTACCTGTAATAGTACCAGTATAAGTAGTAGTTGATGTATCTCTGCCTACAGGCTTAACTTCTGTAGTAAAATAACCAGTATCATTAAAAGAAACATTCCAGTTTCTTATCTGTAATCTACCTTCTTTAACTGAAATTCTTGAACCCTGTGTATCTGCTGTTTGAATAAACTGCTGTGAAAAAGTAAACTTAAATTCATACTGTTCGCCTACAAAGTAGTTTTGTGCAGTAATATCACCTGAAACTACAATATCAGTTCCACCTACAGTTTGAGATACAGTAGATATAGCCTGACCTGCTTTATTAGAAGCACCACTTCTACCTACAACTTTCATAGTGTTATTTATTGTATATGGAAGTGTGATTGTAGTTTGATTAGTACCTGCGTTATAACTTTCAGTAATTTCAGTATTGTCTAATTTTCTATCTAAATGGGTTAAATAAGTTTCACCGGTATCAGTTAATGCAGGTGATATATCAATCTTTTCTAAATAAACACCATCACTTCTTTCATTAATAATAAATAATTCATTTTCTATAAAGTCTATATTAAGAATATTATCAGTAGCATCAGTACCATAAGTCCACTTATGCCATGCACTTTGTAATCTTCTATTTTGACTTACATAATATTGATAAACATATAGTGCATTACTTTCATCAGAACTTAAAGCTACTAAAACATTTTCAGTAGTAGCACTAGCAAGTTTAAAGACGTTAGCAGGAATATACTTAGGCACATTTGCTGTAATATCATCAGCTTGTTTTGTATCTGTGTCAGACGCAATGAAAAGTTCCCTAAGACCTGTGAAATTTCCTTTATTGAAACCGAAATAGACATTACTTCCTGCCCCAACTGGTTTAATATTTTTGTCTGCTTCAAATTCTGTCGTGACATTGATTGATATATTCTCCGAAGTTAATGTTGCACCACCACTTAAAATAAATTGTGTTTGGTCTGAAAACAAAAGTAGTTCTTCATCAAAACTTATAGAATGACGAAGTATAGAAACTTTAGTGTGAGTACTAGCTACATCAATTGGGTCAGTATCTAATACTTGAGTAATTGTTTCAGGAAAGAACTCAAAGAACTCACTACTTCTAGACATGATAACATTTTCATCTGCAAGAAAACCTAATCTATTTCTATGAAAGAATATGTCATTTAGTTTTCTTCCTACAAATGTTGGGTTTGGTACACTATCTGTATCTCCACAAATTCTTTCACCCCATAAAGGTACATCATAATCAGTTCCACTTATTGTATATGTAGAACCATCAGCTTGGGTAAAGCGAAAATTACCATCTGCTGTTCTGATTAAAATATGTGGCATTGTATCAGCATCAAGTTTAAATTCTGTATCTGGTGCTATTGTTTCTTGCCAAAGATTATCTGCTTCAATGAACTTAACATAATAATCATCAAAACCATTTGTTGCATCTCCTGTTACTTGAACAATTTGATTATTAATTGCAGGTACAGGTAAATCACTAAAGTTTTGAACTTTATCTTTAACTACTTGTGAAGCATCATCACCATAACCATCTGATGCTGTAATTTCTAAAGTTCCTGAAGATTTTACAATACCAAAACTAGAGTTACCTATTTTTGTTAATGTAATACCTGATGGTGAACCTATAGCTGAAAATAAGCCATCTCTGATTGCTTCACTATCTGTGTTGCTAGAAGTAAAACTAAAAGTACTTCCATCAATAGTTATTGAATACTTTGTACTATTTACACCTTGTAATACTGAATAAACTGCCTGTTCTACTTTAGCACCTGAAGTAGTGCTATCCATTGCAGTATTTGTATTTTTGTTAACTATAAAAGTATAGTCAGCAACAGTCATACAAGTAAAATCCTGTTTAGGATTACTGCTTGTTAAATAATTTGTAGCGTTAGTTTGATTTACAACTGTTTTAGCATTTCCCAGAATATCATACACAGCAATACTGCCATTAGTAATAACCACAATGTATCGTTCATTAGCATCTCTATTAATAGTGTGAATGTAAGCGTTACCAAAAGAAGTAGCTGATAACTTTGCTACATAATCAGTATTAGGTCTTTTCTTTAATCCTTCTACTACTGAACTAAATCCATTAATTTGTTCTGAAGCCTGTGAGTTTAATCTTAAGACTTCAGGTTGTTGAGAAACACCTTGTACTAGATTAGGAATTGTACGACTGACTAGAGCCATTAGTACACCCCATTGTTTCTAACAATAGTGTATGCCTGTTCAGGTGTATCAAATATAGAATAATCTCCTGTAAGACTTTCAGCTTGTTTAAGAATACTTAATGCTTTTGTTTCATCTTCTTGTGAAAATTTATGAAGTGTATTTGCACCTAAAGTTCTATCGTGAAATATTCTAGCACTTCTAATAGTTATATATCTTTTAGCTTGTTCAGGAATTTCATTAAATGGTAGTAAATAGACTACTGTTGCGTTCTCAAAGTCTTTATCAAAAGTTTCTTCATTCTTTGCAAGATTGTAAAGAAAAGTATCTCTTTGAACTATATTGTAATCACCTTTAGAATATTTTCTTGGGTCTATTTCTACTCTAACTACATTGTTAGCTAGTGGAATTTTGTTATCGGTGTTTCTTGTTAAAGTTACATTTGTATGTGTATTAAAGTGCCAACCTTGTGATTGAACTTCTCTTGCAACTTCAGATAAAACATTTTTAGCAATTGTACCATCTACAGGTAAAGAACCTGTTAATGAGTTCAATGGTGCTTCACCAATTGTACTCAATATAGTATTTACTGCTTCTAATTCGGAAGTTCTAGTTTGTGTTGTCATAATAATTTAAACACAGGCGGAAGTTGTCTGTGTTAGCCTTCCGCCTATGTATTCTGTAAGTATTAAGATTGATTATGCAGTCTTGATTGAGATTGCACTTTCTGGTCTTAAAATACCATGACCCATTGCCATTCTAGCTGTCATTAGTGTACCTAAACGTCTTGCATCATAAGTACTTTCCATGACTAGGTCTTTTAATTTAACAGTACCGATTGCACTTGAGTGCATAACTACAGCGTAAGTATTGCTGAAGTCGCCATTGTAAGTGTTGTTAGTACCAGAGATTGCACTTGATAAGTCAGTTGCAAATACTTCTGTAGCAGTATTAGATTTAACAATTGGCACTCCACCGATTGAAAGAACTGTACCTTTACCGAAGTCTCCATTTTCTTTAGAGAAATCTCTGTTAACTAATTTATCTACATTAGCTAATTGGTAGTATTGGTCTGGGGCTACAATTGCTACACGACCTTGTGTAGGAATATTTTTCTCATCTAATTTTTGAATTGCTTCAAAAACACTTTCGATAAGAGAAGTAGCGTTTGTGTTAGCATCAGCATCTGTAATTTCTTCACCTGCGTTACCACCAGTAACATTAGGTGTAGTTGTTCTTGAAGCTAAGATAGCTAACGATAGAAGGTGCTTATCAACCTTATTTGCAAGAGCCTGACCCATTTCTTTTGAGTAGATGCTTCTTACATCATAATGATTTTTAAGTTCTTCTATTTCTGCAACGAAAGCATCAGCAAGTAACATATCATCTATGTTAATTACTTTTTCGTTGTGTTTAACTGCTTGACCAAGTATTTCGTTACCTGCTGTATGGTAATTAGCCGATACAGTACCAGTAACAGGAAATTGAGCTGATTTACCATTAGAAATAGTTCTAACAGTAGTCATGCCCAACATCTGATTTTCTCTGCCAAAAGTTGAAAGTACTTCTCCTGAAAATAATTTTAAGAAAAGTGCATTTGCATCATTAGCTGAGTTTACTTGACCAATTGTTGATATTTGTGCGTTTGACATAATATCGTCTCCTTATTGGTTTGTTGGTT